GGTTTTTCTTTAAAAGTATTATTATTAGTAGCAATAGCTGGTGTTTTAACAGTTGATGTAGCATCTCTTTCAGCTACATATTTATCAGTTCTACCACCAAATTGATAGTTCTCTACTTCATCATTAAAATGTTTAACCATATCAGTATACCCCATATTAGGATATACTTTCTTATAGTGTTTCCACAAGTCTTTTCTTTCTTGTGGAGGTAGATTATAGTAATGCTTATTATTTAGTAACATATTACTTTTTAGTTGAAGATCTAGCTTTAGATTTAGCTGCTTGTAGTTTTATTTTTTCAATCTCTTTCTTAGCGTTAAGTTCTTCTTTCTTCATTTTAACATCAAGCTCTTTTAAGTACTCTTGGTTTTTATTTTGTACTTCAATTTGCTCTAGTTTCTTATTCTCAATCTTCATCCTTTCATCAAGTTCTCTACGCTTAAGATCAAGTTCTTTATCTTTTACTTCTTTAGCATGTCTAAGCTTTTCTTGCTCATTAAATGCTTTTTGAGATATTTCTTGTTGTTTAAATGCATATTCTGCAGTCCTATCAATTAACTCTGGAGAAGATCCTTCATCCATAGCATAAGCTTGCATCTCAGCAATAGCAATCTTAGTCTGATTGTTTTGATCAATTTCATATTGCTTAAGTCTAAGCTTTTCCATTTCAATTTGAGCTTTTTGATCTTCAATAGCCTTTTGCTGTTGTAATTGCATTTCTTGAGCTTGTTGAGCTTGCTCTTGTGCTTCAGCTACAGATCTCTCAATCTTTCTTCTAATAGAAGCTAATGATTGATTACTATAGATATCCATCAATTGGATAATATTAACCTGACCAGTTTGTAAACCTATTTCTGTAGCTCTACGTAACATTTCAATAGCTTGTCCATCCTCTACAGCATCTCTAATAAATAAATCGTATTCTGATTCATTTACAATCTCTCCATCAATTTGATATATCTTAGTAGTATAATCATCCTCTATATATTGGATATTCTTATTACCATTACGTAAACAGTATTTAGCTGTTTCTAGTAAGTGAGATAATACTCTAATTTTAGTATTGTCATGTACTTTATAATACCACTCTGTAATATTACTACTAGCTAATTTATTTTCTTGAGTTACACCTAAACCTTGATCAGAGGAAGTATATTGTCCACGTCTTTGTGGAGTAATACCAGTTACTAAATCTAGTTCACTTTTAATATATTGTAACATTTCAATATGTTGTTGAATATAGTTACCCATATCCAAATCTAACACAGCTTGATTACTAGCCATATTACCAGCTAACTTACCAGTAGCTGCACCTTTCTTAGCTTCATTAAAACTATCAGTTACAGCTAATCCCATTTCCCTCATATAGTATAACCACTTATCAGGTTCCCAACCAGCAGGCATCTTAGCTAAATCTAAGTTAGCTACCTTACCAATATTCTTAGCAAAAGCTAATTGAGTTCTATGATAAATAACATTATATAAGTATTGATAAGACTTCATAATGTCTAATAGAGATTGAGGTTGAGAACTATTAGTTTTATAAATAGTTCCAACATATCCACTAGCACATTTAGATAAGTTATTTAAACTTCTAAATTGAACTGGTCTAGGTTGCATCTTAATATAGATCTCATTAGCAAGTTTAGTTCCTTCCCACCACTCACCAATCCAAATCCATTTAATTGACTCTCCAGCTTCTTTATTTACTTTATATGTTTCATCTACATAAGTTTCTTGAGGTTGACCTAACTCATCTATATAAGATAGGATACCTACCTTTCTAAGACTTCTCCATACAACCTTAACACGTCTTACATTGTTTTGTGAATCAAATGCAAGATAACTATTAGCAGATACATTTACTTGATTAATGTTAATACTATTAGTAAAACCAAAAGGTATTGCAAAGGTAGGATCTTGTAACTCGTAGTTAACAGGTCCACCATAAGTACCTTTAGCTTTATACATAGTACGCTCACCTAACCAGTCTATTTCAGATGGTTTAAGGTACTCATAGTAGTCATCTATAATCTTACTAACAGGTACATAATCTTCTTCTATAATAATATCACAATCTTCCACTCTATTAGAGTTAGGAGGTAGTAAGAAATAAGTATTAAGAGGATTGCATTTGTAAACAACAGGTTCATTGTTTTCTACATCTATTCTATAGATCTCTTCAGCACAAATTAAACTATCCTCAAACCCTCTCATGAAGGCATCAGGTAAGTTATTCTTTTGTGTATAATATTTTAGTAACCTAGTACCAGCAATTTCTCTAACATCTTGCCACTCATAGGTCATGTATTGTTTCTTTTGTCTAAGTCTTTTCTCAACTTCAGCTTCAAAAGCAGCTTTAGCTTCCTCAGTTTGCTCTTGAGGTTGTTCTAAACCTTCAAGTAATATTTGCTCAATTAATTGTTGATAAGATTGTATTTGAGCTTTCTCTTTTTCACTAATAGCATCTTCATTATTAACTTTAAGATGGTAATCAAACCTTCTTTTAATTTCCTCACCTATTAAAGTCTTAATATAAGGATTAATAATAGAGTGATTTAAAGGTCTTGCAGGAAAATGTACGTCTTTTAATCCCAAAGGATTCATAATAAGTTCCATATCACTAGGATGGAGCTTACCAGCATACAAATCATAGTTAACTAGCTTAGAATACCTAGAATTTCTTGTATATTGATTTTGATTTAGTATCAAAGTTTCAGCAGCATCTACATTTTGCTTACGCCACTCTTCATTTTTAGATGATTCAGGTAGTTTCTGGTTAGGAAACGTAATATTTAAGTTGAATTTGTTCATAGGAAATATTGTAATGTATTATTTATATATAATTATCTATATTCATGACCAAAAGTTATTCCACTGGGTATATAGCTATTGTTTGTTCTAGTATATCTATCAAAAAAATTCCTAAATTTATCTTCCTCATCCTCTTCTTCTTCAACAATTAGCTTAATTCTGTCTTCTTTTAGTATTAGAAGCATACCTAAGCTACTAACTCTATCAAAGTTACCTGCTTCATTCCAGTAAATTATCTCTTTTAATAGAGGAATACTAGGAATTGTGTGTGTATTTGTAATTCCACCCTCTTTATTGTAAGCTTGATCAAGCATATAACTTCTAATTAGCTGTCTAGCGTACTTATTTACCTCTTTAGAGGCATTAGTACCCTTACTAGTGTTACCAGAATCCCTTATAATAGTAATAATTTGTTGATCTTTAAGGATTTTAGGAGTATCACATAGTAAATGTAGACTATTTTTCTGTTCAAAGTAAGCAAATAAGCCTTTTTTGTTGTTTTCATAGTTAGCAACAGCGTTATAATACACCATTAGCTTTCTACAAATCTCAAAAAACTCTTTAGCTGTTTGTGGTCTACCTGTATATTCAGCTACTATTCTACCTGTTAAGGTATGCATAATAAAAATACTACCTAATGAGTCAGTACTAGACTGATCATCATCATAAGGGTCAATACCAGCTATATACATTCCATATATTGGTTTATCAGTATAAGGTTGTTCAAAGATTTGTATACAACCTTCTTTATCATCATCAGCTTGTAAAGGAAACTTTACTATAGGTACTTTATCAGTTAATTTAAATTCTATTCCGCTTTCAGTTTGTTTTAGATCTGCAGACCAATAAGAATCAGTTATTATCTTATTAGACTCTAATTCAGCTAATCTATCTTGAGCTAAATCAGTAGGAAATATATTATTACCTTTAACTAGGAATGCTTCCATGGTAGTAAGAGGGTACTGAGTAATACTATCTCTAAAAGCTTTCATATCACCTTTCTTACTCTCTCTATACTTTAGAATAGATAAGGTAGCTAACTCTTGATTAGAGTTACCATCTTCATCTACCATAGGAGTTAACTTATTGTTGTTATTAGGATCAGGATAATTACCAAACCTTTGTTTACTAGCAGGTAAGAACCAACCACATTTAGTACCAGTCTTTTCTTTATCCCAAATATTATCAAAGGCTAATAGATTAAACTTTTCAGGATTATAAAACATTTCAGAGAACTGTAAAGATCCTTTATCCATATCACCAGCTGTACCAAATAAGATAGGTAATCCAATCATATCATCACCATCTTTCCAGGTAGGTTCAGATATATTATAAGACTCCTTAATATTAGCAAATAGACCAGCTTCTTCAAATAGGAATATATTAGCACTTAAACCAATTGAGGAGAATGGGTTATCCTGAAATGTTAGACGTCTAATCTCTGAGTTATAACCAGCCCATTGAGGTACACCCTCAACTACTTTTTGATGTCTAGCCATAACATGTTCTTTAGTATCAGGATTACGTGGTTTAAACCATACTGTACTCTTATTAAGAAAGTTTAATCCTTCTAAAGCCATATTCATTGTATTCTCAGATAGCTTCTTTTCATAAGCTCCAATAACACATTTAGCATCTCTATAAAAGTTATATTCGTGTACAACTACTGCAGCATTCTTATAAGAGAAACCTGTACGTCTAGGTTTAGTCATAATAACACCTTTCTTTTGTTTCCTAGCTTCTTCTAATATAAGAAAGTATTCTAAATCCACATCAGTAAACTTAGGAAATATCTTTTTCTTTCTACCAGTAACAGTATCTTTACCTAAGATTGGGAAGAAGTTTAAATAAAAATAGTATGGTCCAGGTATATATAGATCACCTATCTTATACCCTTCCATACATCTTTTTACTTGTTCATCCCAAAACTCTTTATACTGATAAGTACCAGGTAAAGCCTTAGTATACATATCATGCTTTTCAAAGAATTGTCTAGTATCTAGAAATTGATTAGTTCCTATTAGCATCCGTATTCAGATTCAAAATTTTTAGTTTGATTAATTTGCTTAACTTTTTTAACTTTCTTAGACTTACATCTAAGTTTATTCATTATATTCACTATTAACTTGTATATCACCACGGTTTCTTGAAGATTGTTTTTCTACTTCTTTCTCAACAGCTTGTTGTAACTTATCAAAATTACTTACAGCTGTAGATATATTCTTGTATACCTCTAATACTAGTTTAATTGATTCATCATCAACACTAGTACTATCTAGATAAGTTGCTATATCATCTATTTTATTTTTAGCAGCTTGCATTAACCTTTGTAATGGAGTTTCTTGTAACTGTTTATACTTAGTTAAAGCTTTAGTAATCTTATCACTAATTTTATATTCAGGATCACCAAGCATATCTTGCTTAATAGAGTCATCTTTCTTATCTTTAGGATAGTTACTATAAGGAGAATTATAATCTACAGTATGATAGATATAGGTAAAGGCTTTAAAAGCCTCTACCTTATCTTTTGTTTTATCTGCTTTCCATATTGCACTAAACTCTGGTATAGTTAGTACTTCAGGAGAAACAATTATATTGTTATCTTTTTGTTGAAAGATTCTCATAATTAATCATTGTGACCTGACTCAATAGTACCAAAGTAAGCATCTTCTACTAGTTCTTTATCAATAATAGTATAGATAGCAGACTTATATACTTGAGCATACTCAGTTTTAATATTGTTTTGTTTAACAGTTAAAGGCATAACACTACCAGCTCCTAACACATAATCACCTACATTAACACCTTCTACATCAGAAGCAACAGCTACTACTCTAAACATACCTTGATACTTGTTAACATCAGTACTTAACAGAATACCATTTGCAGTCTTAGTAGGCATTTCTAATACTATTGTTCCATTTAAAGGAGTAATACCTTTCAATTCATTTTCTTGTTTCATTCTTATTGTTTATTTATTATTAATCTATACTTTCATCTAAAAACTTACCTAATGGACACTTACTACTTAAACTTCTAGTCTTAGTAGCTATAGGACATCCACAACCAGAATACTCTTCACCTTCTTTTCTTATTGAATTCTTATAAGTAAAATCTTTAACTACTTTACCTTTCTTTAAAGGATTACATATTCCCATACTATATAAAGGACATTTAGCACATATTAAAGCTCTAGCTTTAGCAATATATTCTACCTTTTTATCAGGGAATATAAAATTACCCCAGCCTTCTACAATCTCACTATAATTACTCATTATACCACTCTTCTAATAAAGTTAGTAATTGATCTTGTATAGCCTCATTCTTAGTTCTAATATTAATCACATTCCCATAAGTAATGATTTGTACAACATATTCTAACTCAGTTTCTTCTTCAGGTAAATCAATCTTATTAACCATACAAGCTATATTAGTAACAAATTGTTTCTTACTAATCCAAGTACCTTTACTAAGATAATTCTCACTTTTAGTTTGAGTAATACCTAATATCTCATCATACTCATCATCAGATATATTTACATC